AGTGCTGTTGTGTCTGTGATACAGGTATGGCCATTTACAGACACAGGTGGTGGTAGTAATATGTTTGACATGCGTTACCAGTTACGTCTCAATGATTTATTTGACCTGTCTTCTACGTCTGTCATTCAATATCAGATGGCTATGGACAACTTAGACCTTCTAGAACATATTCTTGTGGGTGAGACACCAATTCGTTTCAACCAACACCAGAATCGTCTGTATATCGATGCAGATTGGGAGAACGACTTTACTGCTGGAACAGACTTTATCATTGTCGAGTGTTATCGTAAACTGGACCCAGCAACTTACACAGATATTTTTGATGACATCTTCCTCAAGAGATATGCAACTGCACTAATTAAACAACAGTGGGGTGCGAACCTGTCTAAGTTTAGTGGCGTTGCAATGCTCGGTGGTGTTACCATGAATGGTGAAACAATATATTCACAGGCACAGGAAGAAATCAATAAGTTAGAAGAACAAATCGCACTCACGTTTGAGTTGCCAGTAAACTACATGGTAGGATAATTCATGGCAGTTAATAAACATTTTCATACTAGTAATATTGCAGCAATTGCAACTGAACAATCTTTGTATGCTGACCTAGTTGCAGAGGCAATTCAGATTCATGGCCATGATGTATATTATCTTGACCGCACACTTGTTGCAGAGGACACTGTTCTTGGTGAAGACTCTCTGTCTAAGTTCAACACTCAAGCTCCTATCGAAATGTACATGGAAGATGCTGGAGGTGGGTTTGCTGGAGAACGTGAACTCATGTCGCAATTTGGTTTGCAAAATCTAAGTGAAGCAACTTTTGTTGTAAGTAAGACACGTTTTCAAGACAAAACAAAACAGATACGAATTGAGAGTGGTACAGATTCAACATCGTCTGGTTCTATTCAACTAGAGTCTGGAACTCTAGACAGTTCATCTAAATTAGAGGGCGAGATATTCTATATTATAAATGAGACTGATGCAACAGATGCAGATCGTCCTCTAGAGGGTGATGCGATTTATCATCCAATTTTAAAGAAACTATTTGAGATTAACTTTGTGGATCACGATGATCCTTTTCATCAGTTGGATACTAATCCTGTTTATAAGTTGCGGTGTCGTCTCTTTGATTATGGTTCTGAATCACTTGATACAGGTATTACTGCTATTGATGAGATTGAATCTGCTCTGTCGCTCGCAAGTTCGGATTATCAATTTACTCTTGAAGACGAAACAGGAAGTATTCTAATAGAAAATGCAGCAGATACAGGTGATGATGAATATCTCATACAGGAAGACTATATAGTAGGTGACGGAGTTATAGATAAGACAGCTCAAAATGAGTTGTTTGAAACATTGGATGATACGGTACTGGACTTTAGTGAGTCGAATCCATTTGGTGATGCAGGGAGTGCAGATTAATGCTAGGACAACAATTTTACCACGAAACAATACGCAATGTCGTTGTTGGTTTCGGTACAATATTTAACAATATCCAGTTGGTTCGCAAAGACAATGCCGGAGCAGTTCAACAGACCATGAAGGTGCCTTTGGCGTATGGACCAAGGCAGAAGTTTCTTGTTCGTCTTGCTGATGATGCAGACTTGACGAAAGCTGCAGCAGTTACTCTACCTCGTATTGGTTTCGAAATCACAGGTCTTACATATGATCCCGGCCGGAAGCTTAATCGTGTACAGAAGTTTAAAAAAGTTAAAGGAGCTAAGGCAGAACAACTAGATACACAGTATATGCCAGTCCCTTATAATATTGAATTTGAACTTTATATCCTTGCAAAACAGTCTGATGATGCGTTACAGGTTGTTGAACAAATTCTTCCTTACTTTCAACCAGATTATACAATCACGATGAATGATAATGCAGACATGGGTGTTAAAAAAGATATTCCTGTCATTCTCAATAGTATTTCCTATGAGGATGATTATCAGGGAGACTTTACAACTCGTCGAGCTATCATTTATACATTGTCTTTCACATGTAAGTTCTATCTCTATGGTCCTGTCACATCTAGTAAGGTTATTAAAACAGTACAGGTTGACGCATACACTGATATGCCTGATCAGGCACCGAAACGTCAACAGAGACTTACTGTTACACCAGACCCAACGAGTGCTGATGCAGACGATGATTTTGGTTTCAATGAGGTTCATTCTTTCTTCGAAGATGCGAAGACTCACAATCCAGTGACGGGTGAAGATGAGTGATAACATGTTTCATTATGCAGATGTTCCTTTATCAGTAATTGATAATCTAATAAATTTAGAAGAAGATTTACAAGTATTAAATCGGACTCGAAAATTTGCGTATGAAAGTAAAGAAAATTATTTGGGATATAGAAAAATATCCGACAGTGGGTTGCCAATAGATAAAATGAGTGATTCAATGCAGGGTCACACTAATTTAGAAATTTTTACTGAAGATGAAAAGGATAGTTCACGCAAACTTTTCAATGAAATTCTAAAACCAATTATTGGATATGAACCAAATACTCAAGGTAGGTATGGGTATTACAAAGAACCAATTCATATACACAATGATGGTGAAAATTATCTGGGCGATGATTGGAAATCGCATAACAGAACAGGACAAAAACCTCGGCCTGCAAACACAACAATATTCTTTCCACTAAGATGTTACAAAGAAGATGGAAGTACGGGAACAACTGAGACTGTATACTTCCATCAAAAAACTCCTTGGTCTGCAAAATCTGGAATTGATATTGAGAATGACGATCAAAAGTTTTATAGAAAACATGGCACAACTGGATGGGAATTAGATCATGATTATAGTGATTTAGTTGGATATACTGATCAACCTTTTGATTCAGATGTTTGGGTAGAACACCTACAACAACACCCAATTGAGATGTTATATGGATTTAGTTTTGCAGCATCCATTCCTTGGAATATTGGTCAGGTTGTAATGTTTGAGACTTCAAGAATTCATTGTAGTTCTTATATGGAAGATTGTTTTGGTAAAGACTGTTTTCTTGTGAAGGCCAACACAAATTTGTGGGACTAGTATGAAAATACTCATACCATTTTCAGGCGGTATCAACTCTACATACTCACTTTATCGTTGGTTAACTGAAACTGACGTTGATGTTTTTGTTCGATATGGATTTGATCAATTTGAAAATGATGACTACCGTTCAGAAGAACTTGAGAGAGTTCAAAATGTATCACACTTCCTCAAAAAACAATATCGTAATTTTAATTTAGAAATGGGTGAGTTTCCCAAAGAATATGTCGAAGAGCGTATTCCTATTCGGTCAGGATTTAAAAAAGGAAAATTTAATATTGGTGCGCTTAAGCCAAGATATTTTGGAATTACTAAATGGTGTTTTGAAACCAATGCTGATGCAGTATCAATTGGTGTGTCTTTAGAAAATACCTCAACACAGGGTTATGAATTGAGTCGTCGGGAATCTGGTATTGAAAATATTGGTGTTGATATATATTTGGGCGGTGTGCGAGAGTTAGTTCCAGTGTCCACTGGAGATGATTTCAACTATGATGAGATTGCAAAACATATGGTGGGTCGGTTTGAACAATATGAGTTCTTACCAAAAGAGTTGCGAGATTTGTGTATTAGATATTCAGAATCGCGTGATGGGCGTGAGATTGCATACTGGAAAACATATGAAAAATTTGTTGATGAAGGTAAGATAGGAAAAGACTTTGATTTGTATTGCGCCAAACATGGAAGTTATGGTCCTTGGAGACATGAAGCAGACCCAGAAACTTATATGTATAGGGGTCGAAATGAGGACGGAAAATTACCGTACTTACTTTATGAATGAGAAATGTGTACTTTTAAAATAACAAATAATCCACATGAACAATTATCAGACTATTTTTTAAAATTAGGTGGACCTGATCTTTCCAATACTATTGAAGTAAATGGAATGTATATTACACATCACTTGCTTAGCATAACGGGTGAGTTTACTCCACAACCTGTAGAGTATGATGGAAAATATTTTTTATTAATGGGAGAAATTTATAATTATGATGACTCTTGGCCAAGTGATATCTACTTTGGCATAGAAAAATATATTGAACATGGAGATAGTTTTGTAGATCATCTGGACGGGGAGTTTTTGTTTATTGTTATTGATGGAGATAATATAGATTTCTTCACTGACCCTTGGAGTACTCGGCAGTGTTATTTTACAACTGAACGCATTCAGTCATACTATTCCCCCATTTTCTTTGAGGACTACTGGTATTTTACCACGTTTAGTGTCTCTAAAGAGAGTAAGAGATTTTTACATAACAGTCATTATCACTTCAACACCAAATCTAGGCAAATAAGACAAGTTAATCCTGAGTTGGTAAGTTGGAATCTAAATCAAAATGTAGACACACTTGATGAGGTTGTTGATGCGTTTAAGGAAGCAGTGGTAAAAAGGTGGGCACCAAATTGTACGTTATTTTTAAGTGGGGGAATTGACAGCAGTGCAGTTGCTCTGTGTCTTTATGAGAATAATTTACCCTTCAATAGTATTAGTCTTTTAACTAACCCTGAGTTTGAGGATCAAGAATCCTTATCGGCTGTGTTAAATTTTTGTAACAATCATTTTATGGTAAATAAAATAACTAGAAATTATTCTAATATGGATAATGCACAATCAGAAATTAGAAATCAAACAAAAAAACAATTTGCATCTAAGGTTGTGTTGATGGGAAATGGTGCAGATGAATTTGTTGATGATTACAGATCAAAGCACGAAAAGACTGATTGGGACGACTGGCCTGAGGACTTACATAATTTTTTCCCCACTAAACATTTTTATTTTGGTCAAAGTAGAAGGTTGTTAGATATGCACGAAAAATTTAATTTAAATTTTGGTATAGAAGGTAGAAATATTTTTTATGATAAAAAGTTGGTTCAGTGTTGGTTAAGTGTTTCTATCGCACTGAAGAATAAAGAGAACAAGGGGTTCTTAAAAGATTACCTCAGAAAATATCACATACCTATTTCTAAAAATCCTAAAGCCGGATTTGGCCACCAAAGTGCAGTACAAACACAATGTGAATGGGATAACTTCTATGAAAATAAGAAGTTTGTATAATATGTGTACTTTTAAAATAACCAATAATCCAAACTCAATAATAATTGATGATTATTTAAAGTTAGGTGGACCCGATGCCAGTAATACTATAGATGTTAACGGTGTTTATATGACACACCACCTATCAAGTATTACAGGAGAAAATCCTGTACAGCCTGTCAAATATGATAACAAATATTACATGTTGATTGGAGAAATTTATAATTATGATAATACATTGGGTAGTGACATTTATTTTTGTATTGAAAAATATTTAGAACATGGTGACAAATTTACAGAATATTTAGATGGAGAATTCTTGTTCATAATTTATGATGAGAAAACTAATACTATAGATTTATTTACTGATCCGTGGAGCACAAGACAAGCATTTTATTACAAAATTGATAATTATTTCTATTTCAGCACCTATCCAATGACAGAACCTAAAGATGGAAGATTTGGACCGCCGGGGTTGACTCTACCCTTTGATATCAAGTTCGCTGTGTATAAAGATACTGAATGGAATAACACATTCTATAGAATTACACATAATAGTCATTATAATTATAATGTAAAAACTAATATATTGAAACCAGTTAATACAGAACTTCATAAATGGGATTTAAATCAGTATAAAGATAATTTGGATGATCTTACCAATTCTTTTGAAGAAGCAGTTCTTAAACGTCATACAGAAAATTCAACTCTATTTCTCAGTAGTGGTTTAGATAGTACACCTATTGCATTGTGTTTAGCTGACCATAAAAAACATTTTAATAGTATAACTTGTTTATCAGGATCGTGGGAAGGGCGCGAAGATGTAGAAACATTGAATCAAGTTATTCAATATACAAACACATATAACAAAAATATTAAGATGGAAAGTATTCCCGATTATAATATATCTTGGGATGAAATAAATTTAAATTCTAAATGGAAGAATAATAGAAACAGATTAGTGTCTGCAAATTTACGTCTTCGATCACAGTGGTTGATGAGAGAAAAATGTATTTCTGAATTTAACAGTAAAGTTATATTTACTGGAAACGGAGGAGATGAAATTTTTGATAATTATCCATCTTTACCGGCGGGATATCCGTTGAAGTTCAACGGCAATATTAATAAAGACACATTAGGTTTTTCTATCTGGCCAGAGGATTTATCAACAGTATTTCCGTGGCAACACTTTTATGGGGGACAAGCAAGACGTTTACTTGACCTGTTTGAAACTTTGTCATTGGCCTATGGATTGGAGAATAGAAATGTATTTTATGATAAAAAGTTCGCACAAGAATGGTTACATGTTATGCCATGGATTAAAAATCAAACACCCAAAGTTTTTCAAAAAAAATATTTACGCGATAGAGGAATAAAACTTCCATCATAAATATACAGAGGAATTAATATGGTAAATGAAATAGATAAAGCACTTGGAGTAGTTGGGGATGTTATTCCACCAGAAGCTTCTTTAAACCCAAAAGTTAAAATGTCTGATGTTTCCCGTTATCCAGTAGAGTTAGAGGGGGGTGAAGATATTGATGCTGACTATAAGTATCAAAGAGAGAACTTCTATCGGTTGGTTGAACAGGGTTCTAATGCAATTGAGGGTATCCTTGAACTTGCGAAAGAGGGTGAACATCCAAGAGCATACGAAGTTGCTGGACAGTTAATCAAGAATGTTGCAGAGGTCACTGAGAAACTAGGTGACCTTCAAGAGAAGATGAAGAAACTCAAAGAAGTTCCTGATCATGGACCAAAGAGTGTAACCAATGCATTGTTTGTTGGTAGCACTGCTGAGTTACAAAAAATGTTGAAGGGTAAAAGTGAGTAAGGTTCTTTATTATCATCTTAATTCTTTTCCAGAAATAAGTGCAAGAGATGAATATAAATTAGCAACTAGTTTTGGTCTACACTCTCCACGTTTTAGATATGGTTTTGAAAATCAACTCGATTTGATAGAGAATCCACTTATAGATTTTCCTACAAATTTTACATCAACCTTTGAAGAATTGGTTAATCGTAGAGCTATAGAATTGTGGGATATAGGCAAACCAATACGATTGTGGTGGTCAGGTGGTATTGACAGTACATGTGCTTTAGTTAGTCTTTTGCAAACTAGAAGATTAGACACAAGCCTTACCGTTTACCTATCAACAAATAGTGTGCAAGAAAATCCAGATTTTTATGATATATTAGTTAAAAAGAAGGTTAAACTTCAATGGCATTCTTTTGATAACTATGTCTATGACAATAATCAGTTATGGGACGGGCAAACAATTAATGTTAATGGTGGCGGGGGAGATGAATTATTTCTCGCAATATCATCATTAATGTCTATAGAAGAATTCTTTAAGATCAAAGATAGTGATTGGATTGATGTTATGAAAGATTCTGATATGTTAAACACTGTTGTAAAATATATTGATATGTCTCCATACAAACCAAAAACATATTGGGAGTTACTTTGGTGGTTTGCTAGGAGTATAGATGATTTGTTATCAAGATACCTCTCACCAAGATTTCTCAAAGACCCATCTGTGTATCATCTAGAATATCCATTTTTCTATACAGATTATTTTGAGAAGTGGGCTTTGTCTAATCCATACGCTGGACATAATGGTGACTATGGAACATACAAATGGCCAATGAAAAAATACATATATGATTATGATAAAAATGAAGAGTATTTGAATACAAAACAAAAAGAAAGTTCATTTCGTTCAGTAAATAAACAACCACGATATGAAGGCAGTTCTCGCGGCCACTACGTTCTTAATACTATCGTGTATGAAGATGGTGCATACGTTAGATATACTCGGTGGTGACGATGGTGCATACGTTAGATATAAATAGAACAAGGAGACGATTATGTATGAGTATCCATGTAAGATTGTTAAAGTAATAGACGGTGACACAGCTGATGTGGATATCGATCTTGGGTTTGGTGTGTGGTTGAAGAAACAGAGGATTCGTTTCTATGGCGTAGACACACCTGAGTCAAGGACAAGTGACAAAGAAGAAAAGG